CTATTTCTTCCAATTCTGACCCCATCTTTTCAACCATTCCACCGACCAACATACTTTTTCTTTATCCATTTTAATCTATATTATACAATACTGATTTCTTTATTTCAATTCTCTTATTATATTCTTTCAATCTATGATTCAACACTTTAACCATTCTTTCTAAGTCTTGTATTTCTCTACTTAATTTTACTCTTTGTGTATACATTTGTAAACTTCTTTTAATTTCTACTTTGTCCTGGTGTTATTTTCCATGGAATCTTTCTCCAGGATAAACTTACTATTTAGATTCGTTCTATTTGTTCTATAATTTATACTATGTTTAATAACAAATTTCTATCCTCATCCCTTTATTCATAAGGGTTTCTTATCTATCCCCTCCCTATCGTCTTAACCATCAATTCATTATCTATTTTGCTAATATACACTTTTTTTTTTAATGCCTTTTTTGGCATTTAATTTAATAAACCTGCCCCCTCATTATAAGCTTTTATTTTTCTATCTCTTTGTAGCTTTTTCATATTTCTTATATCGTTCTCATATCTCTTTTGACTCCAATTCTTCTTATCACTTCCATAACCTAATCTATCATTTTTTATCTGTGCTTGTCTTCTTGCTCTTGTTTCTAATTCTTCTGCATCATCCCATTTTAAATCTATCTTCACACCATCAATCCATCTTTCTTCTTTATCCAACGTATATCCCCACAACTTTTCTCGTTCTTCTTCACTCCATAATTGATTTCTCCAATATATCGGCATACTATACTTTTGCCCATTTCTCGCCATATAACTTACATCAGTCTTTTCTTCATTAAATCTATTCTTCTTCTTACCAATCCTTTCAATATATCCTCTTCCAATACCTGGACTCACACACATTTTCGGCTCATATTCTTTATGCTTAAAGTCTGTCTTTGTCAAATACTTCGTCACATACTTTATCGTCCTCTCATTCACAAACTTTCCTATCCACACATGTCCATACTTCCATCTTTCTCTTAACAACTCAGGCTCATCTGTATATACTATTCCATGTATATGTATTCTTTCAGTCTTCGTTTCTCCCAATTCTGTTACTAACCAATGTCTCAACGTCTTTCCCTCGTAATATCTCCACAACTCAAGGAATCTTCTTATCCCTTTCACTGCTGCTGCATTATCTAATGCATATCCATCCAACGTTTCTACACTCTCTGCTTGTACATCATCTTCCAACTTTTTCAACTCTATATCACTAAACGTCATCGTAACCATATGACCATTCTTATGATCCTTTATATCTTCCATTAATCTTACTGCCCATCCATTACCTTTCTGCTTTCTACATTCTATACATTTCCCACATCCTGCTGGTATCTGCTTCATCCTCTTATCATTTAACGGGGGAACAATTCCCCCGTTTTTCTTATTACTTCTATACTTCGGATTCGTTACCAATTTCGAGTATATACACATATCTAATTTTTAAATACATTTTTTCCAACTGCTCTACCTATTACATTTGTCAATTTCTTAGTTGGTATTAAATTCCCAATACCTTTCGTTAATACTTCAAATGCTTTAGCTCCTCCAATCATCATTAATATAGTTTTTGCTTCTAATCCCGTTTCATCACTTAGATACTTCATTGTTTTAGTTACAACACTATCACTTCTATTTAATCCAGTATCTTTCATCCAATCTAAATCTGCATCATTTAATTTTGTTTCACTTATCGCTTTTTTAACCTGCTCTCCGTTTAACTCTTCTATACTTGCATTTAATTTAGCTTTACTATCTTCAGTAATTCCCATTTTTTCATTCAGCGCTACTTTACTAATACTTTCAATTACTCTTTGCTGACTTTCACTAATCTTTTGACCAACTTCTTCAGTCTTAGCTTCAATTTCTTTCGTTTCTGCTTTTAACTTTTCTGCTTGTGCTAACATTAATCCCGCTTGTACACTTGCTCCAATATCCATCGGCGCGTGCGCTTGATTTCCACTTGCACTTCCTCCGCCTTGGCTTCCCGTTGTCTGACCTCCGCCACCGCTCATTCCATACATCAATCCCGGATTCAATCCCGCATCTTTCATCATTTTCATCTGCGCTTCATATCCCGTATCCCTCCATGCTTTCATCTGTAATTCATGACCTTGTTGATTCAACGCTTGTTGATTACCAAACTGAATTCCCATTAATTCTTTATTTCTGTTGTGTGCTTTCTTGGCTCTTTTATTTTGTCCAATCATTCCCAACAAACCTCCAACTGCTCCAACTCCCGCAGCTGCTAATCCATTACTTCCGTTACTCATAATTTCTATTTATTTATTTTTCGTGCTTTTCTTAAAAGCTTTTTACTCTTTACTTGATATAATATTATTATGTGCGTAGTCGTGTTTTAAGTAATAGGGCATAAGTTTCCAAATGCCCCATTAAACACTTCACATAATGACTAGCTTCTCGCTACTCTCCATTACTCACTTTCCCTTGGTCTTTACTTTCTTTAACTTCATCTTTTACAATGTTGTCTTTAGTAATTCCTTTTTTCTCTCTTTGAGCCTTTGTACTTTTCTGCACTGAATCCATAGCATCAGTCGCCACTTCCCATCTATCCGTTCGGATATCATGTTCCGCTAATACTCCGTGTTTTCGCTCCGTGTACACATTCGGCGCCCCGTCCTCAATCGGTTCTCCATTGTTTACCACTCGCTCTACTTTCTCTTCTATTGTTTCCCCATATACTTTAGGTACTCCATTTACTATTGTTTTGCCCATTTTAGGCACTTTATATCCCATTTCTTTCTTTTTTATAGGTTAGGTATTACTTTTGCACTCATCTTTCTTCTAGCGGTGTTATTTACACTTATCTGCGTCCAAAAATTCTGACTATCTAAATTCGTATCTGCAAATATGTGATTAAACTTACTCGGGTCTACATATGTTGTTATATCTTTAATACCCTCTTTACCACTTTCATTCGTCGCTTCATATCTTCTATTCAATGTCATAAACATCTCCTTATTTTTTTCTGCGAAATTCCCTCTTGTCTGATTTACTGCTGTCATATAATTCAACCACGCTGGTACCTTTCCAACTGAACTAAATCCAATCTTATCATTATCATTATTATCAATTTCTGTATCAAACCACGCCAATTCATCTGTTATCAAATCTTGGAATCCAATTTGATCTAAATCTGGCTTATGTAAATCGTCTAACGTCTTTAAATTCGTATCCCATTTATTCCCTTGACTATAATCTACTCTCGGCGTAATACTTGCTATTCCCATTACATAACATGGCTCATGACATTTCACTATCATTTTACCACCTTTATGTTTTCCGGTTAATCTTCCTCGTCCCGCTAACGTTCCCAATGCATGGTCTGTATCACTTGTTTCTGTTTCTGCTGTACTTACCACTTCTTCAAATGCTAACTCTTTTATCAAACTTCCATGGTACACTGGATTTTCTGTTTTCTTCACTGTATCATGACTATACACTGCATTTATCCAATCATTATAACTTCCACCACTCATGTTGATTCTGTTTAACATCTTATATACTTTATTCGCTAAACTTAACGCATCAATCGTAAAACTTCCATCTACATCTGTTCCAACTCTCGTCACTTGACTAACTCCATTTGTCCCATCTATCCATTCTGTATCTATCCAATTATTAAACTTATCACTTTGGTACGTTTTCAATGCTAATCCCTCTTGCGTTCCTATCATACATCTAGCTCCATTTTCTACTTTCAATGGTAAACTATACGGCGTTCTCGACGCACTATCGATTTCATAACTTCCCGTGTTTCTTACATCTGTCAACAAATCCATTGTCATTTCATCAATATTCACTAACGGAAACTCTTCTAACTCTGTCGTATCATTTGCATAAGGCACTGTACTCGGTTGTGTTGTACTATATTTTTGCCACGTCGTCGTATTTTCTAAATCTTCAGGATCTAATCCTTTAAAATCATAACATACTAACCAATATCCCGCATTTGTCCATTCGTATTTATAACTGTTAAACAAATCGCTTACTTTTTGTATCGCTAATGGCGCATTTCCACTTCTATATCTAACTTGTACTTTATAAAAATCTAATTCTCCTGTAGCTACTTCTGGGTCAAATCTCATTCTTAATTCATTTATATCTCCCGCATTATATGTAATTGTTCCTGAACTTATTGCATTTGCACTACCATTTAAATTATTTATTTCTTGCCATGTCGTTGTTATATCTGTATTCCCATTCTTCGTGTGTATCACATACGCGTTTTCCTCTTGCTTATTCGCATAGTAGTTTTTGAATATGCTCCAATATCCTAAATAGGGGACTGCATTAAATTCTCTGTTTATTATACCATTTGCTTCATTCTTAGTTCTTCCTAATCCTCTAATCCCTAAGTAACTAAATATACAACTCGGATTAATCTGACTATTATCATCATATATATCCTTACTCCTATACGCATGCGTTAATTTTACTTGTGGCAAATGCACCTTGTCCATTTCTCTACCTAATTCCAATTTATTTAGGTGTAACTTTCCTTGAAATAATCTTACCGGTACTTCAAATACATCTAACTGTACTTTATAACTCCCGAATAACGGTCCAATCGTCGGTAACGTCTTTACATCACAATCCAAACTGATATCAAACGTATCTCCCGGTAATCCTACCTCACTCATAAAGGGTACCAATGTACCCGCACTCATACTACTTCTCCATATATAACTTAAGTTATGCGTACTTCTTTCGAACGTCTTTGTTATATACTTATTCTTTTTTCCACTTCCTAGACGCTCTCCGCCTAATTTTACACTACTGCTCATCTTTTACTTCATTTATTTGATTAATTAATACTAACACTTGCACTATTCGATTCCATGTAATTTCTTTTAAATCTTCTTTACACTCATCTAACGTTTTAAATTCTTCTGTAAGCCTATATTTTCCCATAGTTCCAACCCAACCATTTTCATCGTTTCCAATAACCACGAACGGGCTATCTTCTACGTCATGTCTTGTTAACGGGGTTGCTTCTTTTTCTAATACTTGCTCTGCTGATTTTTCTTCAAAACTTTTTACACTGTCCATTTACTTTAATTGTTTTTAATTATTAATACTTATTTACCTATTTTTCCATCCTGGTTGATGTCAACTTTTATTATTTCTTCTAGTACTACTACTAATTCTTTTAATACTATTGGTGCTAATACTCTGCCCAATTTTCTTGCTAATCCTTTTAACATAATTTTACTCGTTTTTAATATTAATTTTATACTCATTCTTACTATCCAATAACCTATGAACACTATCCACGTCTTTAACCAATATACACCCTCTGCTATGTCTTGTCTCCCGTCCATTATGTATCTTTATCTCTGTTCTATTTGGAACATCTTTCAATTCCCATAGATTCTTTTTAAATCTCGGACTATACTCATACACCATTTTATACTTTCCCGCTTTAACCATGTAATTCCTATTTTCCAATGTTCTTATTATTACTCCTTTTATCACTAACTTTCCTAATACCCTTTTTTCTTCCCACTTATCTAGGTCATAATATTTTCTTACTAATACTATTTCTTCCAATTCTGACCCCATCTTTTCAACCATTCCACCGACCAACATATTTTATCCTTTTCCATTTTAATCTATATTATACAATACTGAT